ATAGAAAAGCCAGAAGAACTAGCTAAAATGTATAACAACTATTATAATTCCATTGAGGACAAACAATTTGCTAAACAACCTGCTTTTTGGTTATCAGCTAAAAAGTATTTAGATGAACAGCCTATCAAAGTTAATAAACCAAGTAATGAAAAGATAGAGCAGTTTGATATGAGATTAAAAATCTTTAAGGAAGCAGTGCAAAAGAAACAAGGCAGTTCATTTGTACACAAATTTGCTAAACAGCACTCATATGACGTTCAAAGGGCTATTAATGAGGGGCATTTTACCAAAGATGAAGCAATTAAATATTTAGATATGGGGAGTTGGGTATGAAAAGATATAAAGTTATAGCAGTTGATAAAAGTATGGGTTTATACGAAGAAGAAACCTTTTTCATAGAATGCCACCATATAAAAAGCATAATAGAGTTGATATCAGAAGAACAAGAAATAGTAAAAATAGAATTACTTGGATTGGTAGTAGATGAAGAAGATGAAGAAAATGTTGAAAAACCAATAGAGTATGATTTAGAGGATTTAAAAAATGATAAACCCCTTAATTAAAAAAAGAGAAACTTACCTAACTATTTATAGAGATGGTATTTTTGATGGGCTATTAAATCAAAAGATAGACCCACAAAATAAATCATCAGATTATTATAAAAGAGGTTTTAATGAAGGTCTTAGACTGATAGAATTAGTAAAAGACGTTTATAATTTGAGGACTAAAAATAAAATTTAACTCAAAGGTTGAGGATAGTTATTACCAAGTAAAAAAGATTTGCAGGGAACTCAAACAAAAAAACCAAAACTTAAAAATACAAGATGAAGAAAGATTTGAAGATGTACCCAAACATATTTCAGATAGAGATAAAGAGGGTAGAGTTTTTCATAGTTCTTACATGGATTTTTATTTATCGGTAAAATACGATTTTGACCAAGCCTTACTTGTACAGCCGTCTGGTGTAACAGCTACCAATAAAAACTATGATTATGCCAATGCTAAATTTCTTGAACAAATGGATAAGGTTTAATTTTTAGGGGTACAATCATACCAGAGACATGGTTTACCCCCACTGTATGGCTCTTAAATCAAGCCGAAAATGTAGAAAAAGTTAAAATATTGTAGATTTTTAGAAAAATATTATATAAATCTTATTTGTGGTACTAGTGGACATAGTTAAGGACTGTTTTTAGTCGCAGTATTAAAATTAGTGATTGAACCTTGAGAAGCAGTACCACAAAACCTAACTATAGGGCATAAATAGGATGGCAAGACCAAAAAAATACGATATCAAAGAAAATGAAGTCAAAAAATTAGCATCATATGGTTGTAGTAATGTAGAAATAGCAGACTTTTATGGCTGTGATGAAAGCCTTATTAGAAAGAGTTATTCCGAATTTCTTACAAAAGGTCGTGCAGACATGAAAATAAAACTCAGAAAGTTGCAATGGAAGTCAGCAGATAAAGGCAATGTTACAATGCAAATATTTCTAGGTAAGAATATATTAGGACAACAAGATAGATTAGAAACAGCAGAATTAGATGAACCTTTAGTATGGTCTGCTGATTAGATGCCTTTAACAAACCCACAAAGAAACGTAATACATAATGATGCAAGATTTAGAGTTTTAATTACTGGTCGTAGATTTGGTAAAACATTTCTGGCAATAAATGAAATAGCTAAGTTTGCAAGTCAGCCAAATCAAAAAGTCTGGTATGTTGCACCAAGTTATAGACAAGCCAAAGCTATATGTTGGAATGTACTGAAAGAAAAGATGATATATCACAAATGGGTTAAGAATATAAACCATAGTGATTTAACAATTACACTCAAGAATAATACCCAGATTACACTTAGGGGTTCAGATAATGAATCAAGCCTAAGAGGTGTTGGGTTAAACTTCCTTATTTGTGACGAATTTCAAGATATAAACAAGACAGCTTGGTATGAAGTATTGAGACCAACATTGTCAGATACAAGAGGTCATGCTTTATTTTGTGGAACACCTAAGGGTTTTGGTAACTGGAGTTATGAGTTATTTAAACAAGCAGAAAGCAATAAAGACTGGAAAAGTTTCCAATATACAACCTTAGAAGGTGAACAAGTATCAGAAGATGAAATAGAACAAGCTAAACAAGATTTAGATTTGAGGACATTTCAGCAGGAATATGAAGCTACATTTGTTAATTATTCTGGAATGATTTATTACAATTTCAGCAGGGATAAAAATATTATTGATAAATATAATAAAAATCACCAGTTCCTGCATATAGGTTTAGACTTTAACGTAGACCCTATGAGTGCTGTAGTTTGTGCAGTAGAAAAAGACATAGTTTATGTTATAGATGAAATACAAATTTATTCTTCAAATACTCAAGAAATGTGCGAAGAAATCAAGAATAGATACAAGAATAAAAACATTGTTGTTTACCCAGACCCATCAGCTAGACAAAGAAAAACTAGTGCAGGTGGATTTACTGACATAAGTATATTGAAAAATGCAGGATTTGATGTAAGATGTAGGAACACAGCACCTATGGTTAGGGATAGGATTAACTCTGTTAATTCACGTTTAAAAAATGTTAATGGTAAAAATAGTCTGTTTATTGTAAAATCATGTAAGAATGTGATTAAGTCAATAGAAAGACAGATTTATAAAGAGGGAACTCACATACCAGAAAAAGGTGGATATGACCATATGAATGATGCTCTAGGTTATTTAATAGAATATAATTTTCCACTTAGAAGGGATTTTGTGGCAACCCCTCAAAAAAGGTGGAGTTAATGGATAAAGAATTTCTACACAGCAAACATGACTTATGGCATTCAAATATATCTAACTGGGAGTTTTATATTCGCAGTTATTTAGGTGGTAACGATTATAAAAATGGTTATTACCTGCATAGGTATATTTTAGAAACACCAGAAGAATATGATGCTAGGGTAAGACATACCCCAGTAGATAATCACTGTAAAAACGTAGTTCAAATATATACAAGCTTTTTATGGCGAGTACCACCAACAAGAGATTATGGTGATTTAGATGGAGACCCACAATTAGCTTCATTTATAGAAGATGCTGACTTAGATGGTAGGAACTTCAATACTGTTATGCGAGAAGTTCAAATGAATGCTAGTATCTATGGTAATTGTTGGGTAATTGTAGATAAGCCACAATCAAATGCCAAAACAAGAGCAGAAGAATTAGCCCAAGATATAAGACCTTATGTTTCAATATATACCCCAGAAAACATTGTTAACTGGAATTATAAAAGGTCTGCAAGTGGTAGGTTTTATTTAGATTTATTAGTTGTTATTGAAGATGTAAATGCAGATAGAGCAATCATAAAAGTATTTACAGAAGAAGCTATAATGACCTATGAGTTTGAGGATTACAGCGAAGAATACACAGATAAAAAACCTAGACTGATTGAAGAAATACCAAATCCTATAGGTACAATACCTGCTGTAAATGTTTATAATCTTAGAGGTGCTAAAAGACCTATTGGAATCAGCGATTTAGCAGATGTTGCTTACCTACAACAATCAATTTACAATGATTATTCAGAAAAAGAACAATTAATAAGATTAGCAAATCACCCAAGCTTAGTTAAAACACCTAATGTTGAAGCTAGTGCAGGTGCAGGGGCTATAATAGAAATACCAGAAGATTTAGAAGCTAGTTTAAAACCTTACATTATTCAACCAAGTGGGCAAAACCTAGATGGAATAATGAAATGTATTCAAAATAAAGTTGATGCTATTGATAGGATTACACATATGGGTTCTGTAAGGGCTACTGGTAACCAGATAGCTAGTGGAATAGCATTACAGACTGAATTTCAATTATTAAATGCTAGATTATCAGAAAAAGCAGATTATTTAGAAAATGCTGAAGAACAAATCTGGGGTTTATTTGCTAAGTGGCAAGATAAGCAATGGAATGGCAAAGTTAATTACCCAGATACATTTGATATTAGAGACTGGGCTAATGACTTACAATATTTACAAATGGCTAAAGCTAGTGGCATAAAATCAGAAACATTTAACAAGGAACTAGACAAACAGATAGCTGAAGCTGTTATTGATGATAGTGAAATGATAAAAACTATTAATGATGAAATAGATGCAACCAGAACTGTTAGAGGGCAATTTACAACCACAGAAGTAGAAGGGCAAACAGTTGGCGAAGAAGAAACGTAAAGTTCCTAAAGATAAAAAGACTGGTATTCCAAAGAAATATCTTTCTGGGTTAAAGGGTGCAAAAAGAAATGCTAGGGCTAGTTTATTAAAGCAGATTAGTTCTTTATATAAATCTGGTGCAAGAATACCTTTAGCACTATTAAGGCGAAGGAATAGAGCATAATGGCAGTTAGAAGAAAACCTTTATCAGCAAGAACTTTAGCGACACTAAGGGCAAAAGCTAAAAAGTCTAAATTGTTTAATCTTGCAGATTTAAAAGCATCTTATCGTAGAGGACAAGGTGCATTTCTTTCAGCAGGGAGCAGACCAAGAATACCAATGTCAGCATGGGCTATGGCAAGAGTTAATAAGCTAATCAGTCGTGGAAGGTCTGGTACATTTGATAAAGATATAATTTCAAGAGCCAGTAAAAGAAAGAGAAAAAAATGACATTTGCTAGTTTAAACAATGCCCCATTTGGATTAGCCCTACAGCAAGGTTTTGTTAATCGTTTTAGTGGAGTACATAAATTTGGTTTAAATAGTCAAGTTGGTACTTCATTTGAAACCATTTGGGATGGAAATAATACTTATACATATCCATCATCAGCAGGAACAGCAACAGTTACAAGTTCAGATACATCTTCAGATAATGGTGGCACAGTTTTAGTTGAGGGATTAGATAGTAATTATGATTTAGCATCAGAAACATTAACAATAGGTGGTAGTGCAGGTTCTGTATCATTTATAAGAGTATTTAGAGCAACTATGGTAACTGCCAATACTGGAACTGCTAATGTAGGTAATATAACAGTAACAGTATCATCAACATCAGTTGCAATTATTACAGCTACTTATGGGCAAACCTTAATGTGTGTTTATACAGTGCCAAGAAACTATGAAGCCTATTTGATGCAAATAGATGTAGGTAGTTCAAAAGATTTAGAAAATGAAATTAGATTTATTACTAAACAAGTATCAAATGGTAATGTATTCCAGACAAAAGCTTTTATTACAACCAGAGGTGGTTTTATAGAAAAAAACTATGTAGTTCCAGTAAAGATAAATGAAAAAACAGATATTGAATTAATTGCAAAAGCTAGTGCTACATCATCTGTTTCTGGTGGTTTTGAATTAATATTGAAAGATTTAAATGAGTGAAATTAAAATATGTCCAAGATGCAAATCAACAGTCAAGACAACCGAGTTAAAAGATGTTTATCAATGTGTTGTTTGTAATTTGATTATTAATGATAGACTAGAGGATAAAGAAGATGGCAAAGTACAGAGGTAGGGAAGTAAAACTAAACAAACCTTTTAGGCTATCTGCTACCGAATCCAAAAGGAAAAAGTTTGGTGTTTATGTTAAGAACAAGGCAACTGGTAATGTTAAGAAAGTTACTTTTGGTGCTAGAGGTATGTCTATAAAGAAAAACATACCTGCAAGACAAAAATCATTTTTAGCTAGAATGGGTGGTGTTTTAAAAGAAGTTAAAGGACAAAAGACACTAAGTCCTGCATATTGGTCTATAAGGGCATGGAAAAAAGACTTTCCATTGTAAAATATGTCCAGAATTTTAGAAAAATTAGCTGACCAACATGAAGAACGTATTATAAATGTCTTATACAAGCTA